TCCATCACCTAGATCTTCAGCAGTATCGGTACGCATACCCTGACCAACGTTGTAGTCAGTAGCGTTTGTTTGAGCAGCAGTAGGATTAAGTAATCCAGGATTGCTACCACTTTGAGCAGTTGTACCCAAACCAACGTTAGTATTAACGTCACCTGTAGATACATCTAAACCATCATTCTGACCAGAGAATGCGGTATCTGCTTCGTTGAACAATGCTTCAGTGCCACTCTGATTGTTGTAGCGTGAACGCATTGCAAAGATTAGTCCAGTAGGACCATTCATTGGTTGAACACCAGCAAGGTCATAAGCGACCAAGTTTGGCATTGCTCTTCTGATTAAAGAAATCAGAACAGGATCGAAACCAGCAACGGGACCAGCAGCAGTAGCGTCAGCAGAGAAACCTGCGGAGCTTGAACCACTATTGGTGTTTACGTTAGGAGCTTCTGAAAGGAAACTACGCTCCTCTCTTAATTCTTTTTCTTGGTTCTCAAGCAGGATAGCAGTAGTAGCTCTTCTATGTGCGTCTTTGATTGGATCAAGTCCGTCATAGTCTAGAATTGGAGCCCACTTCTCCTGCAAGTACTCAGAATTGTACATTTGCATTTGAATTTTACCTTTTAAATTGGGTATTAGTAATCATTGTTTAAAAATCAACTTTTAGCACTTCTTGAAAGTGTATCAAGATAAGCGGCCATTGTTGGATTAACTTCCTTAGCATTAAGGTTAGTTACTTCCTCGGTTAAGACCTCTTCAGATAAGTTTTCAGAAGTACTTTTTGGATTGCTAGTTTTCGCAGGGAAATAAGATTCCTTGAGTTGTACTAGTTTCTCCCGATAGTCTGTATCACTTGAAAACTCAACATTTTCAGCGAGTGAAGCAAGTTTGTCTTTCTGAGTGTCGGCAAGACCTTCAGTAACATCAGCGAAAATTACATCTGATGTAGACTCTGCTAATCTCTGATTAAGAGCAACATTCTTAGAAATTTGCTCATTGAGTTTATCTTCCATTTCATCTAGCTTATCTACCATGCTGTTAAGCACATCATATTTTTCTTCAGGAATAGTTACATAATGTTCTTCAAAAAGACCCTTCATTCCTTCTAGGAATGATTCAGTCATTTCTGTTTTAAGTCCAGCTTCTACTGCGAGTGCATTTTCTTGAATCCACTCATCAGAAACATACTCTAAGTATGAATCTACTCTTTCAGTAAGATCGCCTTTGATCTTATCTAGTTCTTCAACTAGAGCAGTAGCATAAGACTCATTTAATTCTTCTTTGATTTCTACAACCTTAGTTTTGATTGCAGTCTCAAAAATTGTTCTTGCCTTGTTTTGGAAGTCTTCTGAAAGTTCTTCACCTTCTAAAAGTGCCTGAACGTCTGCTTCAACGTCATAGGTCTCTTCTTCTTCAAGTACTTCTTCTTCAGTAGTTTCTTCTTCAGCGACAACTTCAGTTCCTTCTTCTGTTGTTACTTCTTCTTCTGAAACTACTTCTTCTTCTGTAGACTCTTCTTCGGCAACAATTTCTTGACCATCTTCGAGTTCATCAGAAACAGCTTCAGCTTTAGCAGCCTTAGCATTAACTACATCTCTTACTTGAGCAAGAGTTGCAGCAGGGTCTTTGAGTTTAGCCGAATTGTCATCAGGCTTATAGTTCTCTGGGGTAGGTCCACCAAGATCTTCTACTGGCACACCACCGATTTCTGATGGTTGAGCAGCAGCTGCACCTTTGGTTACTACGTTTTCTTCGATGTTTTCCATTTAGTGAATTGTTGCCAACGTAAAGTTTACTTGATCCTGTAAGAATCTATACTTATTTATAGATTTCTTAAGCTTAAAGGTTATTTAGAAAATTATTGAATAGACCCAACTTGTGTTCTTCTAACCTTTTTTGTGATACTAGTGTATCAATTGATTTCTTTGTTTGTTCAGCGAGTTGCTCTCTAAGAGAACCACCTTCCCAAACCCATTCCCTTCCTTCCATGATTCCATTAACAAATGCATCAGGTGCGGAAGGATCTGCTACTATATCAGCAGCAGTTGCTAGTTGGAAATCTTCACCAACTACTTTACAACCTGAATGATCTTCTTTAAGTGATCCAACTCCACGAGAAGAAACACCTAACATAACACCTTCACCAAGTAATGATGAAGCAATTTTGCCCATAGGTGTATCAAGAAGAGTTGCTTTTCCTCTAAAATTATTACCTTCTCGTACTAAAGATGTAATCTTATGTGATACACGATCAAGATTAACAGTAGGACCTTCAGGATGACCTAACTCACCAAGAGCTCTTCCCTTTTGAACAAAGTTTTCATTATATCTACCAACTTCACGAGAAAGAGTTTCCACTGGATACATTCTACCATTACGGTTTTTAATACCGCCCTGAAGGAAGCATCCTTCTATACAAAGACGTTTTTTACCTTTATATTTTTCGGTGATAACCTGTACACCAGAAATTTCTTCTGTAATGAGTTTCATTCTTCTTGTTCCGTTGGTTCTATCTCACTTGAAACCTCTTGTTCTTCTGGAGCATCCATTTCCTCTGGTTCACCAAAGAAAGAATTTGCTACATGTGGTTTTAAGGTTTCAATCTTCTCCGCAGATTTTGCATATAAAACATCTTTAATCCTATCTGAAACATCAGAAGGAGAAGCGTCAGATGCAATTAAATCTAAAAGATCGTCCATAATTTTACAATAGTATATATTTGTTATTTATAACTCGGCTTTCTTAGTGTCTTTTGAGTACTGTGCATCTACAACTTGTGCCTGTGCCTCTAAATCTGGATCTACTGGTTGTTCTCCCATATCTCCCATAGCAGGATCACCCTCTTGAGGTAATGGTTCACCAGTTATTGGATCAAGTGTAGATGGATCTGGAATAATTCCTTTTTGAATTTCATCTTCAATTTGGGTGTCAATTTCTATAATTTCACCATCAGTTTGACGAAGAATTCTCTTACGTACATATTCTGTAGAATAATACTTACCAATATAAGGTTCTATTGTAGCAAGCATACCCAATCTACCTTCCATCAATTCAGATTCTTTTAATTCTGCAAACTGATTATCATATAAGAAGTCATATTGAATATGATCTTCCATAGAATCCCAATCTTCTGGAGTAATAATATTCTTCAGAATCAATTGAGTTCTGAGCATATCATTAAACATAGCAGCAAAACGCTTTCTTAAACGTCCTACAAACTTAGCAAATTTAAGTTCATCTCTTAAGATCTCTGATGAACGACCTAAATTAAAACCACCGTCAGCAGCAATTCTAGATTCGGGAACACCCAATGCTCTATAAAGTTTCTTTTGGAAATACTCTATATCAGCAAGTTCTCCAAGATTTTGTCCACCAGGTAGAGTTGTAATTTCAGTTCCCCGACCACCTTCTCTTCTAGGCAACCAGAAATCTTCCATCATACTCATAAATTTACGATCATCACGAACTTCACCAGTGTTAGCATCGTAGACTAACTTATTTCTGTAGCGAGACATTACCTCTTTTAGGTATTGTTCTGCTTTTACTTTTGGTAGATTACCTACATCAATATAAAATATTCTTCTTTCAGGTGCTCTTGATAGTCTGTAAATAACAAGAGAATCCTCAATCATTCTAAGTTGATTAAGTGCCTTAATTGCTTTATGAAGATATGAAAGAACTCTATTCTTATTTCTGTCAACTAACCCAGAAGTACACATGGTAATAGAATCCTTAGCAATCTTAATAGAATTCTTACCACCTATTTGTCCAATCATTGATGTTGGGTGTTGTACTTTAGGTGTATAAAGATAGAATTCATCAAATTCTGGATTAGGAACTTCTTCTTTATCAGTTTGTATTCTTATAGATGGATCAGTACCTGGTTTTTTCTTTTCTTGACGAATAAATTTTATTTTTAATGGATCAATATATCTAAGATCTTGTATACCATCTTGAGGATTCTTTACGTCAATTACCTTTAAATAATATACTCTTCCATCAACATACCAATTACGAAAAATTTCATGAGACTTTTTATCAAAGTCCATGACCTCTTTTAAATATTTAAATTCTTCTCTAATTTTCTTTTTAATTGGTTCCCCAACTTTCAAATTAGAAAGTTCTACTTCTACAGGAGAATCGTATAAATCACTAACTATCGCTTCATTAACTACATCTTCAATAGCACCATCCGCTTCTGGATGAAGTGCCATCTCTCTATATCTTCTTATTAAATCATATTCTGAACGATATGCACCTTCAATATCTACATATTGACCATAAAATCCACTAGAAATAAAATTATCAACCCCATCCTCATTGTTCTTGGGAACAGGGCTGATAATTGTTTTGGATTTCTTCTGTGTATCCTCAATTGAAAAACCGAAAAGTTTTGCCATAGTATAATACTCTTTAGCCTACTATTATAGCACTATTTAGTTGATGTCGTCACCACCAGCATTTGGACCAGTGCCTTTAATTGCTTCCCAGTACTGAACTTGTAGTTCAACTGTAAACTCTTGAATCCCTGAAGCATCGTAAGATAGTTCAATAGGACCAACTTGAGTTGGGAAAGTATCATAAAAACGATAAGATCTTAATGTGGATCCATCACGATCTAACTGATAAACATAAGCATCTGCCTGATAATCTGCTGGATTAACTAAACCAGTATTATCAGAAAGTCTGTTAATAGTATTCTGCCATTTTTCAAACGCTGAACGAATAGCAAAATCCGTATCGTTGATAACAGTAACAGTCCAAGAATCAAATGTTCTATCTCCAGCAATTTTAAGAACCCTTCCTCGGAAAGGAACTTCGATCTGAGCAACGTTGGATGCTGGTAAATTAGCACCCTTTACTAAGAATCTTGCTTTGTCTAAAACATCCTGATCTG